CTGCTCATTATCAGGTGTTCTATCCTCAGATCGAAGCATCTGCCAGCGGAAACGTGCTATTGACCACATTAAGTGAGCACGCAATGAAGAATCATATTGGGATTCATCAAGGGCAAATCCATTTTGGAATTTGCGTAACTTTCGCATTAACTGCTCCCATCCACCTTTCAACGGTGTGGAGCCGACTACGCTGGCTGTTTTCAAATGAGAATCATAAAACTTTCTATTCATGTCCTCAAAGAGACGATTTCCATGTATCGTCATTTCTATGGGTCCTGCAGTGAAGGTTCTTATGGAGTTAGTGGCTATCTTTTCAGCCGGCCTAATCTCTTCCTTCAAACTGTTGCCAAATACTGCAGTATAACCGTCTTCTTTCAAACGGTCCCAATCCTCCTCCATGTATTTTGGAAACTCTTTCCAATCATCTACCATGGCACGTTTTGTAGCATATTCACGCGTCCAAGGGAAGCCCGGTGAGGTACTCATGTCTAATCCAGACACAACTTCCTCCAACGACTTCACTCGCGCGCCTTGCATGTAGGGGCCAAAATGTCTCGACATAAACTCCGCTGCTTCATTCCAAGCAACTATTTGCTTGGGAGTCATAGCGGGTGTGGCCTTCGCATACTTTGCAAGTGAACTGTACGCCGCCTCTATATTCGGGTGAGGCAATCCCCATCCAACACGATCAACCTCTTTTCTACGGTCATCCTCGTATTGGGCAATTATCATATCAACCTTCCGTCGATTTCTGCCAGAAAACTTCCTTGGCACTGAACCAACAACCGGAAAGTACTCTTGGGGTAACATCTTCTGATGTAACTCCGAGAGATTCGCCGTATCCCTAAAACAAGCCTTCTGTTGAAAAAGCTCTGGATATCGCCCCCAAAATTCCTCTCCCTCTTCTACAAAGTGGGATGGAAGAGGGGGCTCTATTGAAAAAGCGAACTGTTCAATATGGGATCATTAGCACCAGCTTTAAGCTTCTTTGCTAACAACTCA